GCCGGTGCTGGACGCGCTCGATTTGTTAGAAGACCCGCCGCCGTAGGTGAACGCCGAACCACCGCTGGCAGGATTCACCGACACCTGCCCCACAACGCCGCCCGTCAGCGACGATGCCAGATAGCCATACAGGGTAAGAGCAACCACAATAACATTGTACGTACCGGCGCCGATTGACCCGCCTGAGGCATCGGTTGTTACGGTCGGCGCCGAAGGCGTTCCCAGTGCAACCGAGTAGTTTCCGCCCAGGTCAGCCAGTTCTTCCTCAATCATAGTCGCCCACAAAAGCCGCTGTGCCTGGGTAGCGCGGATATCCTCGAAGCCGACCGCAGCCCGCTCCGCCTCAAAAGTAATGCTGTCTTCCAAACCAAGCGTCTTATAGGCAGCGCTCTTGTCTTGCACGCTGGTAGTAACCGCGCCGTTGCGTTCGCCTTCCGGGACGAAACCGCGCAGACCGGCTGCGTTGATTGCCACCACCTGTTTCCAGTTGGTGGAAGTTCCGCCGCCGCCGGAAACGCGCGGCGTTCGGTTGCGAATTGGGGTCAAAACCGGAAACAGATTTTTCGCCGGCGCTTGCAGATCATACGCGACCAGACCGGTAGACTGAGTAATGCCGGCCTTCTTGAGATTTTCCGCCGGCATGGGCGTACCCAACGCCTTGTAGAATTCCTGCACCGCTTCGCGGGTCAGTTGAGATAGATTTTCAATCATGCTTCACACTCCTTATTTCGATTTTTGAATAGCCTGAATTTCCAGCCGGGCGATTTCGTTTTGCAGGCTCTGACGTGCCAATGGATCGGTCACGGTTTCCAGTGCAGAACGCAGCTGTTCAATCTTCTGAAGTGTCGCACCGGCCTGCGGCGATAACGCACCAATTTCACGCAGAACAGGACCGCTCCCACCGCGCTTTTCCAGTGTTTCCACCGCAACCGCCAGCTGCGCAATGTCTTTGATGATCTTCTCCAGCGACTTGCGCAGATCGGCAGTTTCGGCTTTCGCCAGCCCTTTGATTTTCGCGCTCAAGGTCATCTCGCCACCAACCTGCTCAATCAAGCCCAGCTCGCGCAGCAAGGCCAACACGATTTCACGCACATCGTCAGCAGTCAATCCTTTCGGATGCTCTTCAGCCGCTTTTTCTTCCGATTCCTCTGAACCGCTTTCTGTGGATTGTTCTTCTTCCGATGATTCGCTTTCACCACTGGCTTCACCGCTTTCTTCCAAAACAGCAGCCAGTTCTTCAACCAGATTGGCTAATTCCTCCTCGGTCAAATCTTCCAGCTGCTTTTTCAAAACAGATTGGATTTTGTTTTTCATCGTCGCTCCTTTAGTACTCAGTATCACTTGCGAACCATCCGCCTTGACCATTTCAATCACTGCACCCGGAATACAGGGCAGATCAACCAGGCTGATTTCGCTTGGAATGGCCTCATAGCGGATAAATCCTTTGTTCATGGGATCCGGCCAACGTTTGCCGTATGCTCCACCAACCGAAAAACCGGTAAATACACCTTCAATCACCTTTTGCCAGGCATCACTGTCAACTACCTTTGTGCCAACCCGGATGGCTTTAGCCTTATCATCGAACAGCAGCTTGATTACCTTCCCAACCGCCTTGCTAGTATGGCTGTCACGCACATTGCCCAGACTCTTGCCCTGGCTGGCTTTTTGAACACGTTTCGACCATGCCCAGAAATGCGGTTTGGACTTTTCATAATCCATGATTTCGCCGCTCTGATCCGGCTGTTCTACAGCCGCAATTCCCCAAACTTCACGACGCACTTCGTCAACCTTTTGAAGCGGTAGAAAGTACGAAAATGACTTTTCCGCAGTCGCTTCTTCAAAAGCAATCGGATGATAATCGTGCTTTTCCAGCCATTTGCGCGCTTCATCCGGGCTGAATCGATCCGCATCGAAACGGATTGCCTGCAAGATCATGCTGTCTTCACCTTTGAGTTTTCCAAAAACGGCATGAATGCCATCGCCGAATTTGTCATTTTCACGCCGGAATGAATCCGCATCGAATTTATCCGGGTCAACCAACCGCGCAACATGTTCATTGGGATAAGGCATGTCTCACTCCATAAAACAAAATGCGCCCTGCAATGAGGCTTCTGCTGAAGCCAGTCACTACAGGACGCAAATCAGTCCTCTCAATCTCGCCGAACCCGTTTTTCAGGACGCCCCGTCCTCTCCGTTCCGCAGTTCAGCAAAGCCCTTCCGGGCTGAATTGTTACCTTAATTTTAGAACAAATTCTCCATCATGTCAAGTCCTTTTGAACAAGTTTTCTGCAATTTTTTCAACCGCCTGCTCAAAGAGTTTGCCAATACGTTCAGCAGTTTGCGAAATTGCCGGCTCAAAATACGGACGCGGTTTTGTGCCGTACTTGCGAATGTGCGCCCAGATTGCCCGTGCCATCTGGCGGTTCTCGTCTATCTGTTTGGCTTTACTCCCCAACCGTTTTCCGGTCTTTACTGAGTATATGCCTGCCAGTTGTTTGATGCGCACCCACTCATACAGCGGCTGACCTGGTTCGGTAATCGAAAGTGGCGGCGTGTGCGGCTTGCTTCCGTACTCCACCGCCCTGGCATACGGCAAACCACGCCCAGCGCCCACTTCCACGAAAATTGAATTCTCCGTAACCTGCACTTCGCTGGATGAAACGCTGGCACGCAGATCGCCGGTGGCTATGCTGTCATTGTCAGTCAGGTTTTGCTTGATTTGCTCTTCCAGCAGTTTACCGGCTTGGGACATTGCATCCCAAATCGGTGCATAAACACGGTCATTCAAATCGGTAAATTTACCGATTTCATCCACGATTTTTTCTAAACCCGTAATAGTTATCCTGTCCATGTTTACTTTAGCCCCAAAATTCGTTGTTGAAAATCTCCTTTGGGCGTGCTATACTTGTTTAAACCCTGGTGGTGCAATTTACGCGAAAAGCATTCCGAAAGGAGATGTAGACCTAGCGTAAGTCTACCCAGGGTCTTTTTATTTTTGGGTAGTAATATAAGAAGTCAAGACGAACGGCTTACCATTGTCAACTTTTACCACTATTTTCAAATACAATGGTCGTCCTTTAGACGATGTTTGATGCAAATTTACATACAATTGTTGAATACCGGCACCAGCCAATTTCACAAAATCGGGAGCAGATAATCCTTTCACTATAAGAGCATCCATGCCTTTTGTTTCCGGGTGTCTGGCCATCCAATGACGTTTTCGCTCACCGGTAATCCGTATTCCATTGATCTCAGTATAAGTTTGAATATCCGTCAACTCCTCAATGCTGTTTCTGCGGTTATCGCGCAATGGATGATCCGCCGGCAAATACTTCACTTGATCCAGCGTCACCGGCACAACCGCACAGCGACAGTGCGGATGACGCGGCGGCAGCCCATCACCAAACTTCGGATCATTGTAAAAAGGCTCGCCTAGCCGCACCGTCTTGTTGTGCAATTCACGGCATTTTGGACATGCCCCAGTTTGACCGTCCAGCCAGCGCATACCCCGCACTACCCCACTTTCCTGGTAGCCTATCTTTGCCCCCTGTGCATGGGCACGAATGACTTCCGTCCGTGCAATACGGGTAGCGCGCCACTCTGGAAAAATCGTTTGCTCCTCATTATCTTTTAGCCCTGCAATTTCATCCCGAATCTGGTAAACCGTTTTGCCCTCCGCAAGCCCGGTGGTGACCACTTGTGAAATCCCCGCCTGAATGTCGGGCAGAATGCCTGCAACCAGTTTTCCCGCCTGCTCACGCGCCCAGTTGATTGCAGCCGGCTGAATGTAATCCCAGGAAAGATTGATATTCAACTGACGTTCAGCAGTTTTTGCACCGGCTTTCATCGCGTTGAGCATTCCCCCGGTCAATATATCCAGCAGTTTTCGACTCCATATCTGCCACACTGTTTGATCGTTCAGCCGTGCCAGAATGAAACCAGGAAGTGGCTCATCTTTCAGCATTTTTGCATTACCAACCAAATCCTTGAGAAACTCAGCAAACCATTTCAATAGTTCATCCCGCAGCTCCTCTTCTGCTCGTTCCAGCTCACTCTTAACCCGGTTTGCCGCATATTCCGGGTGATACGGCTCAACCTGCTTTTCAAGGATAGCGAAAGGGTTCGATTTCCCCGACCTCCAAAGCGGGGAGAACATTGAAATGCTCAGTATGGGAGAGCAAATTGCGAGCCTTTTCAAAAATCGCATCAATAGCTTCCAAACTATTTGCTTGTTGTAGTCCAGCAGCAATTTGACCGTAAATCTTTTCCGGTATTACATCTGAACGAAAGACCGAGAAACGTTCCCCTTTCTTAAACTCCCGCCGGGCTTTCTCGCGCCAATCGTCCAGGTCGGCTTTAGCAGCCCGCTGCAGAAACGGCAAAAAAGACGCAATATCCTGCCCTTGCCGGACTGATTCACGATACTCCGGCGGCACTCCCAGCCGTTCCTGCACATATGCCGGAGAATAGACCCCCATCGAGAGATACACCTGATCAATCTGCGCCCGGCGAAGTTCATCTTCCGGAGGTTCCAGCCCAAGCCACTTAAACTCCAATGCTGGCTGGCGCATGTAATCATGAATAATCCGGTCAAAGAGAGACTTAAGATAACCTGTAATAGGCCCAATCATTGAGCGATACTGAGCGTTCTCCATACCTGCTACGTACCCTGCACCGCCAAGACCAGCAGAAGGTACCAAACCAAACTCCGCCGGATTGTTGCCAAACGCCCAGCAAATTACCTGCATCAGCCATTTATCCACCTCGATTTTATCGGCATCACTCTGCTGAGGCTGGAAAATGGACTGCGCTCCATTGCCCGGCACAAACAGAATCTTACTGGCGCGCTGAATATCACCTTTTGCCAGCGCATCGAAATACTCAGTAAAGGTTTGCAACTGTTCCGGCGTCCATTCTGGCGAAACGCTGATCAGTACACCGGGGATGTTGCCCTCAGTGAACCAACCCAACCGCACCGCATCATGGCGGATCGCCGTGTTGATCGCCATCAACGCCCACTCAATGGGTGACTCTCCATAAGGCGTGTGTGTTTTTGCATTCAGTGGCGCATAAATCAATCTATCTGATGAATAGTGTGTGGTAGGCATTCCGTATAACACCTGCAAATAAGCCGGCACTGGCGGCCGTGGAATGCGCCCGCGCAAATCCAGCAGCGGCCGGATGGTGGCTCCGTCCACCAGGTCTAGCGAGATAAGCCGTTCTCCGTCCATGTCGGGGTATATGGTCACGGCGTCAATCGTCAGCAGCGTTTCCAGCAGTTGATTGACCCAGGCATCGAAATCATCCACGCCGTTGGGACGTTCGAAAAATTTTCGTGTTTCGCTGGCATCTATCTGATATTTCACACCGCCAATTTCGACCAGTTTGCCGCGCGGTACAACGTCCCACTCCATACCGCGAATAGTACGCTTGATTAGTTCAATGTTTAACCGTATTTCCTTCGATGTCTGCGCCAGCGCACGCAAAACCGAAAACGGCAGCACACCATAGCCGGCGCGCGGTACAGTCACCAGGTTGTGTCCCGGCTGGTACTCGAACAGGCGCGGCGGTTCGTCATCCCACCAGGTTTCGGGCGGCTGCCCGGGTCCAAAAACGGCACTGGCCGATTGCGCCATTTGCATCAGTGCATTTACCCGCTGTGATAAATCAATTTTCTCGGTCATGCTTTATCTTCTCCAGCTGGGATTTGTAAAACTCCGCCAGACCGGCGCTACTATTCAGGGCGTTGAACGCGCCCACGCTGGCATCCATGATGTCGTCGTGCGGCAAATCCGGCTGACCATGCATGTGGTCTAACCACATCGTATTCCAGGGTGAATCCACTAAAGAGATATTCCCGGCTTCCGCCTGCGCGCTCATGGCTTTAGCGCGACTGATTTTGTCGCTCTGGCTTGGCACGGCCCTGGCGTCAATCCCCGCTAGCAGCCCAGCCATGCGCCCAGCCTCCCGC